GATATCAGGTTTGCTAGAAGTATAACCCTTAGAACCTTTCATTGTATTCTCTTCGTCACGGAAGATAACAACTTCTAGTGGGTGCTTCAACTTACCTTTCAGCATCCTTGCTGCCTCTACACCCGCAAGAACACCCAGAGCACCATCATACTTACCAGCAGTTGCTACCGTGTCTGTATGAGAACCTACTACAATAGGTGCTCCCTCACCATCAATCCTACCAATAATATTACCGTATTCATCCTGCCTTACTTGTAATCCGTCTTCCAACATCCACTGGATTACATATGCATTACCAGTCTCATCAGAAACACTATATGCTGGTCTGGGTAAAGTCTCTGCTAACTCTTCAATCCTATCAATGAGGTTCATCTCAGCACCAATAAATCCTTATGTATTTTAGTGTGGCAGTTAGGGCATATTACCACACATTTATCTATTTCCTCTTGCAATCGTTTTAAAGAGTTACCATATAAGTGCCCTACTCTTGCCTCTGGAGACCCATCAGTGTGGTGAAACTCCATTATTTCTTGTGGGTGTATTTCTCCACAGCAAGTGCAAGGTTCTGAGCGTTTATTGGCAATATACTGCCTGTTCCTCTCTGCTCTTGCCTGTTTTAATTCCTTCTGCCTCTGCTTATATTCGGGGGATTGTTTCTTATACCACTCGTTCTGATATTTCTGTTGGTATTCGTTACTATTTCGGGGCATATACTTAAAAGAATTATTTATAAATTTTAAGTATTTAAGTGCGAGTAGGGAGACTTGAACTCCCACGGGCACAATGCCCAACAGATTTTAAGTCTGGTGTGTCTACCGATTCCACCATACTCGCAAGGTGCTCCATGCGTGGATCGAACACGCCTCAGGCGAATTATGAGTTCGCTGCATTCACCAGATTGCTAATGGAGCATTCGTTATTCGCAAATAGCGAATAGGAGTACTGGGAGTTGAACCCAGACTACCCCGTTATAAGCAGGGCGCTCTAACCATTAAGCTATACTCCCGCAGATGAACTACGATGCTTCGTTGTTGTTTTCCGTGTATATTCGGTAGAGTTCATCATCTGCAGGCATCATAACGGCAGCAGTTCCATCTTCTTTGACGATGCCTATGGTTTCTCCTCCCTCTACTCTTTTGTAGAGTTCATCGAAGTTTTTTTCCCATTCTTCAATTGTAAATACTTCCATCAATATTTTTCTCCTACGATTGCCAAATCTGCGTACTCAATCTGCTCATCAGTTAGATTGGCAGTGCAAACTTCCAACACATTCATGAACTGTTCTGTGGTATCACACTCAACAATTTTTTCATTTCCCTCATCGCTCAGAAGCAGGAAGGAGCGAGTGCAAACATCAATAACGATGCCTTGGACGCATTCGGTGTTGCTCATGGTGTTCTGTTGATTACCCCCATATTATACGGTATCTAGGTGGAGGTGTCAAGCGTTTAACCGAAGACCGCTTCCCAAACTGGTTGAACCACATCGGCAATCACAGTCTTTGCTGGGGAGGTATATCCCTCGGGAGGTTCCCAACCAGAATTAATTTGCCTTTGCACATTATTCATTCTTTGTTCATCCACCCAGTCAATGAGTTCATCCACATTTGTAAACTCAGAGATACCAAAAGTAGAGTCCTCAGTTACACCAACTTTGATGTACTTCTGTTCATCTGTTTTGAATTTGAAGAACTCATTTCCATTAATTTCAGATGGATTTTCTTCATCATATCCTGTTATGAAAGTAACTAATCTTGTCATGTTGCTATAATAGGTAAGAGTCCAACATTAATAGGTCTTGCTTCTCCTGAACCACCTGAGTTTTCACCGCTACTAAATCCAGGAAAAAACTGAACAAAGTGTGAACCAGCACCACCGCCAGGTTGGTTACTAATACCAGGTCCTCCTGGTTGTGCTGATGGGTTGATATTGTGAGAGTGATCGACAATAGCACTAAGTGCCGTCGAACCAACACCAACCGAACCTCCAGCACCACGGATAAATTTATTATCAGTAATCAAATCTGGTAATTTTGGATTTCCATTTGCAGTTCCAAAAGGATTGCCAGCATTAGTTAAATGTGTATGTAATCCTGGATGTGCGGATTCAGTGACTTCTGCACCATCACAGAGTAAATATCCGTCAGGTGGAGTTAGTGTCATCGACCACACAATAGAACCAGTCGGTACAGCCATTAGTATTTCAGAATCGGTAAGAGAGCAATGTAATTCGGTCTAGTTTCGTCTGCAGTATCAGCTCCCTGAACAGGACCTGATATGATTTGAGTAAATCTTGCGGCAGTTTTAGAACCACTGTCACCAATGTTAGATTGTCGGTTTACGGTAAATTCGTGAGTATGATTTCCAAGATTATGTGATTGTGTTGTGCCATGATTCAGTGAACCTCCTGCACCACGAATGAATCTATTATCAGTTACAAGGTTTGGTAATCTTGGATCTGAACCATCCGTTCCAAACGGATTTCCAGCATCAATTAAAATCTGTCTTAAAGCATTATGAGTTGTTGTTACGGCAGAACCATCACAAAGTAAATATCCAGTTGGTACAGTATCAGAAGTATACCACACAAATGAAGCGATGGGAATAGTTGAGATTGTTTCTGTTCCCACGACAGGAGTAAATGCAATATTATTAGGTCTAGTCTCTGAACCAGCAGAACTTAGTGCTGTTCCAGCACCAATCTCACCATTAACATTCGTTGATGGTTCTCTAAGATTTCCTACTTGTTCCTCGCCGAAACTAACAAATGTTGCTGGAGGTCCAGGAATCAGAATACTACCATCACCATCATCAATTTTATTATATTTGTGAGTGTGAGTTGGTTCGGCATCATCTTGATACACACCAACACCAGTTGTTGTTGAGTTACCACTCCTAGCACGAATGAATCTATTACTACCTTCAATGTCTGGTAACAGTGGTGCCTCTAAAGTACCACCGAATAAAGGATCTCCATCAGCATTCAAGTTACCAGCATCCGTTAATAAATCAAACAATGCTCCAGAACTAACTGAGGCACCATCGGCAGCAACAGTTCCTGTTGGTGCATTTGTATCTGCAGTCCAAAGAACAATGCCAGGTTCTACCTCAACAGCTGAATAGAAGTCTTTCCATTCGGAATCACCTCCACACACAGCAGTCTTTACTTGTGCTTCGGTAACTTCAACCCACTCACCGTCCTGCTTAATATAGTAAGATTGAACTTCCTCCCATGTGGAATCACCACCATTAACAGATGTCTTAATGTAAAATGGACTCATGACTTAACATTCAACTATCAAATATGTGTCGCCATCGTTTCCAATAGAATCGTCTGGTGGTGTCGAATCATTGCTTATGAATCTCTTTGTAAGAGAACCATCTGCCATCAAGAATTCATTCTCATCCCCATCTAATTTTTTGAGGATTTCTTTGAAAGTTATATTATTAACAGTGAGGTTTTCTATAGTTTGATCGCCACCACCAGTTCCACCACCACTTCCACCCTGTCCAAGTCCAGAACTGCCTGCAGCACCACCAGCAGCACCTGCAATACCTGCCGCAGCGGATGCCAGTCCACCAAGAATACCACCAGCAAATATTCCCATAAAGTTACTGGTGCCTAATGTATCACCAACATTTCCACCCTTTGCATCAGCATTTACATTTTTTGCAGCGATGAGAATATCTTTTGTTCCGTTCGCATCCTGATTACCGATTCTAATCGAAGGAGCATCTATAACAATTTCTACATCTGCCTGTAAAACTATCTGCTCTGCACTAACTCTATATGTTCCTGCATCAGCAGAGAATGACATTCCTCCACTGTTTGATATGAAAACGATATCATCAACACACTTTCCCTTTTCACCAGCTTCTATCGACAGGCAACCCTCTGTCATTATCTTAGTGTTACCACTCTCAGTGTGTGCCTGAACAAAACGTATGCCTTCATTAGTGGTAGATTGCATACAGAAGGATGTCTTTCCAGACATTCCCATCAACTGATTACCAGTTTCAAGAATTAACTTAGGTCCAAATATTTTTCTTTGTGTTTCGCCTGCCATGGTAATACCTAACTAATACAATCAATGACTTGGATAACTTCTGTCTGTGGAGTAACCACACTCATAACTGGTTTCAATACAGCACCAAAACCAGTGTCCGTAATAATATTTAGATCTGGTAGTCCATTGTATGCAAATCCTTTTTGTGGTGTAATAGCAGTAACTCTTCCATCTTTGATAGTTAAATCAAATCCTTCAATAGTATCGCCATCCAGATAATCTTCTCCAGGTTCTTCAATTACAACATCGGTGACATATAAGGGATCTTCATCAATATCTGCTGGATAATTTATACCGTCACTAGCAATTACAACTGATGTAACCTGTCCATATGTTGGAGAACTTGGGTTTTCATCTATCACCGCACGCCCATAAGCACCATATCCCATATTACAACCATCTCCAAACGTCACAAATGGTGTATCGGAATATCCTTCTCCAGGATCAGTTATCTCAACACCAACAATACTCGCAGTCTTTTGAACAGAACCGACTATATCTTCAGTATCGAGTTTATCGACAAACTTTCCAAGAATAACTTTACCTGCTGCACCGAATCCATCACCACCAAAGAAGTTGACAGTTGGTGCTCCACACGTAGTTACGTTTCCAAAATCACAAGGTGATGTACTAGATGTCTGACTAAGTGGTGTTCCAAAGATTTCCCAGTTTCCATATTGGTTTTGGAAATCGTTTGCAAGATTTCCTGCACCCACTGAAAGTGCTGCTCCACTGAACATATTATCAAACCTAATATCGGCATCTTCCTTGTCTTTCTGAGCACCAACATCAATCTTATACTTTGATGTTGCTGGACAGACTTTCTCCTCATCACACTTGAAGAAGTTCTGAATTTTTCTCAACATATTGATGCCACCCAGAACGAAGTCTTTAATCTTTAAGAGAGGACCTATAAGTGCCTCAACGGGACCTAGTAGTGGTGTTATTGCAGAGTCAATTAATCCAGAAAGTTTATTTGTGAATGCACCCATCACCTGATCTACAACACAAGCACCAGCGTTCAATACATTTTTTACGGCACCCGTGAGTAAATCTTTGAATATATCTTTCGCAGCTTTAATAATTTTTGTCGCAAGACAATCAATAGCATCTAATAGAGTCTTTGTTAATCCAACCAGAGGTGATTGAATATCAAATATTTTGGTTAATCCAAATCCCTCTGCTAGTAATGATGTTGTCCATGCCTCTAAACCTTCAGATATTGCTTCCGTTATTGCATCACTTACTCCGCCAATTATTTTACTGATAAACTTTACAGATGTATTACTCAGGAGTTCTACAGTTTTATTAATATCATTTGATAAGTTTGTGACGGCACTACCAACTTTAGTTACTTTATCAAAGAAGTTGGCAAGGTGAGCCTCCATCTTTGCAAATGTATTATCTTTACAAGGATCTGCAAAGATAAGAATTTTACCAGATGTTAGTGATTCGGCTCTGTCGCAACTCATGTGATATTATCCTCCGTGTTGATATTTATTATGTCTAAGTCGCTTGATTGGTTGTTGTATCAACACCTGCTGCTTTTAGTGCTGCACTTGGAGTTTCTCTTCTTTTAGTTTTATCAGTCGAACCTGGGAGTGCTCTTGGAACACATGGAGGACTGCTGGTTTCGTTAGTAGTATCTCTACCTAAAAGATTTCCTGGTTGAAGATTTTCACCAAATCCATCCTTTGCCTCAAATCTACCCTTTCCAAATCTAGTTCCAGAAGTTTTGCCATAAACACCAATAATCTCTGGCATCTGTCTCGCAGAACCATCTAAAAATTTACCTCTAACAACTGTTCCTTGTCGTATTGCAGAGGATGTCTGCATGTTTCCGCCACCATCACCATCAGTTACACCAAATACAACGGTTGCATACTGAATATCTTCATCTTTTACTTCTGCCTGATCCGTGGGATGGTGTCCCATGATGGCAACTTTATACCTTACACCCCAACCACCAGTTCCTTCTATCTGGGATTTCTGTGCCTCATCACTTAATACGACACCAATCCACTCGTGCGTATCTGCTCCAAAAAACTTAATTGATTCTGACGGTGCTTCCATTATTGTCCTTTAGTGAAGTTCATTCCATAAGAATCACGAATCAAATTCATTGATGTTGTCGATTTATTTGGTTCGAAATGATGATGTAGTGCTTGAATTATATAGCTGCCACTCTGCACCTCATCAGGTCCTTGTTCCTTATCTTTTGAGTTAGATTCAATTTCTAACTTAATTAGAGTTCCTGCCTCAAGATCTGTGTTGCAAGGTATGGTTGCGGCATGAACCTGAGAGAACAAAATATTATATCTGGTGCTACCAGCAGCATAATATAATTCAGGACTATTGTTTATCTCTGTCGTAGCTGCCTCTGCACCAACATCAAAGACTGCTGATTGAATCCTGTGATATTTTTTACCACCCTTTCCACCAAATAGAAATGGTGGTGGTGACTCTTTTTTACCCAGAGATGAAAACTTAGGATCTTGAGTAAGTTTCTTATCTTCCACAGTAATATCAATCTCAGTGAATCCTAGTGTTGATGGATTGAAAAAAACGTTTTTAGAAGAATAAACACCAGAGCGAATTTGTGCTAAGAGACTTTGATCTTTCAAAGTATCAAATGCTGCTACCTTGAAATCATTCTCATCATTTTTCTGTTGTTCAGATGCAATAACTTGTCCTGTATATCGATACGTTTTCTGAAAAGGTTCTTGATTAATCAAAGTATCTGCTGAGATATAATTAAATCCACTTCTCGTCTCAAAGAAAAAATATCCTGGATTTGAAATATTAGAAGGGACACTTCTAATACAAAGCATGGCAATTAAATCCAACGGTCTCTTGTTCATTCCTATAAAGGAATAAGAGTTACTAGACGGATCTATTTTTATCTTACTATCTTCAAATGACAATTCATCTTTTAATATCTTTTTGACAGAATCACTTATCTTACCAGTGTATCTTTTTGTTATCTTATTAGTTTCATTCAACCATGCGGTTCTTGATGAGAATCTAATTTTCAGATTTTCAGATGTAGAAGATTTACTCAATACTTGTACATCTGTTACATAGAGTTTTTTATATTCATCACTTTCTACCGAAAAATCTAGTCCTGCACCAAGTTCATTTTTTACTTTCACGAGCATTTGACAACCAGCACGTAATGGCAACGAACTGTGCAGTGAACCGTCTCTTTCTTGCTTATCATCTTTTGATTTCGCAGCACCTGAGGTGCTACTAATGATTACCGTTCCAGTAATAAAGGGTGATAGAATATTTTCATAATAATCAAAATTTGTCACTCTGAATTGTCCTTGAGCAATATCAGCTCGATTCTGTCCATCAGGAGATAAGATTATAAATTTTTCGTATATTACGCCTTGAGCTGCTGACATTATGGTATGTTATGAAGAGGACTTAATTTGTTCCCACTCTTATTTACCCCGGCACCACTAGAAACGGGAACCTGAACAGTGACTGGGACAACTCTTTCAACCTCAATCGGCATGACAATAACATCACTTGTTCCTTCAGTATCCTTTGGAACTGGTATATTGTCACCAGAAATTTTTGGTTTTGAAGAAGATATGTTGCTATTTCTACTTGCACCTCTTCCAATTGCAACATTGATTGAAGTTGGCATGACTGCTTCATATGCCGCCGCAAATTGATTATCAGCATTTGTTCCAGATCTTCCACCCAGAGTAACACCAACACAACCAGCAGTTCCATTATCACCAATGTCATTGTGAACTAAAAGTTGACTTCTGTTTCCAATAGAACCAGACATATTATTAATATAAGCACTCCAAACACCAATCCCCGCCATGTATCCATGTTTTTGGAATCCCGTCAGAGGATAGCGTCCGTCTGGTAGTGGATATAAAGCACCAGAAACACTTGCTCTTTGTTCTTGTGTTGTTCCAGCAGTTCCATATGTTCCGCTGATTGCACTCCAACTACCGATTTTCTTTCCACTAGCATCTTTTAAAGTTAATGTTCCAGAGGCACCATCACCACTACCGATAAAGTCAAGACTTCCTCCAGGCTGAATAGGACCTGATGCGATTGGTACATTATCTCCACTGGATGTTGGTTTTTGTCCCGTTGGCGTTGGACTACCACCTGTTTTTTTACTGCCAGGTTGTAGTGTTTTTACCAGTTTTTTGAAGGAGTCAACATTTTCTTTATAAAGTCCTGCTATTTCAGTATTTTGTGTAGAAACAGCAGAGAACCTCTTAAGTGCATTGTTTGTATTGGTGCTAGATGTACTCCTTCTCGGTTGTCTATTTGGTTGAGTTGTTCTAAGAACCGTGCCACCACTATTTCTCCTTTGCATTGGAGGTGTAGACATAGGAGTTGGTGTTGGCATATCCGAACCAACGGTATCACCAATTCTGATGACACTCCCATCAGGCATTATGTTAGGGTCGTTAGCACTTCTTTCAGTTTGTTCATACCCCTCTAGTGTGGACACTTCAACATCCAATTCTCTTTCTAGGGATTGAAGTTCTTTTTGATTTGCATCAAGTTCTTGTTGCGCTTGTCCAGGATTAAAAAGGTTTGTAATTCCTTCAAAGGCAAACTTAATTCCATTGAAAACAAATCCTAGTGTTTTGAATGCTCCATCCCAAATAGGTTTAATCGTTCTGTATACTTCCGTTGCTTTCTCCACAATCTCTGGAAGTTTAGTAACTAAGTAACCCGTTATTAAATATCCACCAGAATTTAAAACCTTATCAAAGAAACTTCCAGCAACTCCTTTGATACCACCAAGAACTCTTCCTATAGGTCCTGGTACTCCAGGAACTTTTTCTATTTTCTTTTCTGCCTTTAATCTTTTTTCTTGTTGTGTTTCTTTTCTTACTAACGCACTCTTTTGTGATTCAAACTTCCTCAGTTTCTTGTTCTGAGAAAGAAGAACACTCTTTATATTAGTGACATTTAGTTTTAGTTGTTCTACCTGTTCTACTTGTTTAGTTTCCATTTATCACACCCCGAATATTCCAAACTGTCTCTTGATGAACTCCACATAGAAGTTATCAGGATCTTCAGCATCATATGTTTGAATTGAATCTCCTCCTGCTGGTTTAGCAGTCTGAGCGGAAGATGGTGTCTGACTCCTTGATGTAGGAATCATTGGCAGTGTTGTAATTTTGCCTTCCTTCTTGTCCAGTTTTGTGTTTACTTTTGCTGCCGAACTTGATGGAGTAGGAGTAATGTTTGATTTCTGTGGTGATGGTGGAGTTGGCGTTGGCGTAGATTTTAATAGTGGGTTTTTATCAGCAAACTGTCTTGCTGTCAGCATACTCAGTGCTAACTTGAATTCTTTATTAGTTTCTATAAGTTTCTTATTAGTATCTTCTTGTTCTTCTAGAGACTTCGCCATTCCCTTATAGAGTCTCGCACCATCGTAGATAATATCATCCAAGAAAGGACCGAACATTCTACTAGATTTTCTTGATACAACCTTTTCGCCAGGAGTGAGCATTACAGACACGCTATCTCTATCAGGTCCACCTCCAGGCACGGTTCCACCTCTATTCATACCCTCTTCAGCGGCAGGATCTTTACTCTTGTTTCCGAAGAATAAATCATACAGTTTCCTACCAGCAAAGTCTCCAGCGAAACCACCAATAAAGGTTCCAAGAGGTCCACCCAAGAATGTACCAACAGCACCAAGTAAACCAGCACCAATGGCACCGAACGCTGCTCTACCAGGATCTTCACCGAGAGCAACAGACAGGGCAAAGTCTAACAATGCACCAACGAATGGTATCCTCTTTAGGATAGGTCTTGCTAACTTAAGTAATGATTTCTGCAATGTTTTCTGTCCTGGACCCATGCCAAGACTCTTTATAATATTTCTTGAGAACTTCTTGGCACTAACCTCAACACCTTGAAGTGCTTTGTTTAGTATACCCTTTTCTCTTTTTATTACATCAACTGTCTGATCATACTTGGTAAATCCACCCAGTCTACTTCTTCTCGAAAGAGTTCTAGTTTCAGTTGTTCTTGTAACATTAACTCTGCCTCTTCTCTGTCCTGCGGCATTTCGGAATAATCCACCTCTTCCACCTGACGCAGCTGCAGCGGTTCGTCCACCACGTCCAGTTAAAAATCTAGCAACTCCACGAAGTGCTCTGAATAGTTTTACAATTTTATATACAACACGTCCAATTAATACACCACCAATTATTCCAAGAATTAATTTGTAATTCTTTCCTATAAAATCAAAAACACTTTTTACCGTAGATTCATTATCCCTTAACCACTCTAATCCTTTATTAACTATAAATCCAGTTAATACAGAACCTAAGAAACCTAATATCTTATCAAAGATACTTTTTGTTGGCGCTAAAACCTTATCGGCAATACGTCCAAGCGCACTTCCAACTTTCTTTGTACCCTCTGCACCTGATTCTGCTTTGGCTCTATCTGCCTTGTCTGCCGCCTGTCTAATTCTAGCAGTCTGTTCTTGCTCTTTTGCAATTCTATATGCAAAGTCTAGAGATAATTGTTTCTGTATCTCTACAAGAATATTATTAGTTTCTACTAATGTTTGCTCTATCGGAGTTTTAGGTTTCTCAAGATATTTCGGATCTACACTAGGACCTCTATGAATACTTCCGTATCCCATACCTCTGGGAACTTTCGTAGCTCCAGAACCAGCAACCTTTGCGGTGCCACGAAAAACTGACGAGGAAACAGTAGTCTTCCCCAGCTTGGGTTTTGCTGTTAACGATGGTGCCTTAAATGCCTGACTACTGAATACCATTCTGTTGTTGATGCTTCAGGTTTTCCTCTTCAATATACTGTTGGAGTAAGGATACATAGATATCTCTTTCCCACGGTATCATGTTTTCTAACTCTGTTAAAGAGTATTTATGATGCTGAATCAAGGCAAAATTAGTCTTGTAGTAGTTCTCAAGACTTTCGTGCGCCATCGCTAGCTGAAAAAAGACGCCAGTCCCTCAATTACTACCTCAGATTCTACACCAGTGTTTGGATTCTTAACCTCTACCGTATGAGATAATCTAGGCATTGTCTCAAAAAAGGTTTCAATATCCTTGAATTGTTTTGTATTCATCTGTTCTATGAATCCTTGCAATTCTTTTTTCGTAGAATCTTCTGCACTCCACGATTCCTCTTCATTGTAAATCATATCAATACAAGAGACAATCACATCAAGTGATTTGTCAACGTCACTACTATCATTTGCAGTTTCAAAATTACTTTCTACAAACTGACTGAGTGAAGGATACTTCATCTTGATAGAAAGTTCATCGTCCAATTTAATAATGCTCTTGTGTTCAGGATTTTTTTGAACCTCAATTTCATCAATGTCAATTTCTACTTGAACTTGTGTCTCACCATCATCGGGACAGGTAAGATTCACTTCGACAGTCTCACCAACAGACTTTGCTCTCACATTGAGGAACAGATACTCAATATCAAAAGTAGAAAGTTCTGGGATTTTAACTCCTCTTGTCATGACACAATCGGAGAGAACAGTTTTAATCGCACTAGAAATCTGTTTCATATCCTCAGATTCTAGTGCCATGATAAGAATTTTTTCTTCTCTTACAAGAAAGGGACGATACTTAATTTTCTTTCCATTTGAAGGCAATACCAACTCATATGTTGGAGTATTAATTTGTGGTAATGGCATAACAACCCATTATAACTTCAGATGTGATTATTTATTGCAGTCCTGGAGAGATTTGTTCGCTCACAGGTCTACCTAAACCTGACTTAAAATTACCCTGAGGTATTTTAGTTCCTCCTCTAGTTATGATTGTTCCGTCAGTATTTCTTGCTTGTGGTGCAGTTTTTGGTTTAGGTTCTGGAGTTAGTTCTTCAACTCCAGCGTCAGGATTCGACTTTTGTCTGACATTCATAAAATATCTATCATATGCAAAAGAAACAGTGCATTTAACCAAATCCGCTGAACCATAAGAGACAGGCATGGCAAGCATCTGTTTGGGGAATGCATTTATAAAGTCATACTGAAGATAACTATTACTTACTTTATAATCTTTTTCAAATTTTGTTATTGTTAAGTTATCAGTTTTGTAGTCCTCTGGATAATTAAATCTACGATAAAATCCTCTGGCGGTTACCTCTGTATTTCTATCTTGTCCAGAAATATAATCCATCCATCCTTCAAAGAATTTTATCATATTATAATTGTAGTCAACATAGAAAGTAAAGTCTGTATCGACATACAATCTAGTATGAGCAAACTGTTGATTAATACCCTGAAAATTATCCTTTACCTCTGCAGTAGCAAAACTACTTGTTGGTAGTGTTGCCTCTGCACATAGCAATCCAACATTTCTATTAATCCACTCGCTTCCAACTTCATAATTTTCAAGAAAGGTAAGAACATTCTGGGGAACTCCAGAGATGTAAACCTGATATTGATTTGATAAAGAGGGTTTTACAAGATCGGTTCCATTTAGGATACCCATCTTATAATTTTGAATTAGCGATTCTGCCACTCTAAATATCTTATAAGTGATTGTTTAGTTATTTAGATGTCATATAAGGGAAAATTTTATCCTTCTTATCCAAAAAAGTATAAGGGCGACTCTACCAATATCATATATCGTTCTCTCTGGGAGCGGCGCTTCATGGTTTACTGTGATAAAAATGAGAATATTCTTGAATGGGGAAGTGAAGAAATAGTAGTTCCTTATCGTTCTCCTGTTGATAATCGCTATCACAGATATTTTCCAGACTTCTATATTAAATACAAAGAAAAGAGTGGAAAAATTAAAAAATCACTAATTGAAATCAAACCATATAAACAGTGTATTGAACCCAAAGTTCAAAAGAGAAAGACAAAGGGTTATATCTATGAAGTTGTTGAATATGCCAAAAATCAGGCAAAATGGGAAGCTGCTAGAGAATGGTGTTTAGATCGTGGTTATGAGTTTAAAGTTCTAACAGAAAATGAGTTAGGTATCAAATGACATTCTCATATCCAACAGACGATGAAGAAAATCGTGTGCGTGGAGTTGTTGATAGACTTGTGGGAACTGAAACTCCCGATGATATAATGTCAGACTTATTAGAAGTATTGACTGAAGGTGGTAAGATACCACAACCTGGAAAGTTCTATACCTTCTTATACTTTCCAAAAACACCTAACATCACATATGATGAACATCCACTTGTTTTTGTGACTGATGTTTTCGCATGGGGATTCAAAGCAGAGAGTCTACACTGGGGTGAACCAAGACAATACACCTACCCAGAAATAGTTGGAGGACTCTACGAAATCTACGAGGAAGAAGTGTCTGACGTAGTGGAACTTAATTATACCAAAATTCGTTCTAAATAGTTAAAAAAAATAAATGTCAAGGGAATCACACTCCAGAGCTCTGGCTGCACAGAGAAAGAAACGAGAAGCAGAAGCTGCAGAAGCCCAAAGACAGGCTGATTTGGCGAGAACTGGGGAGCTTAGAACTAGAACTAAGGGAAGAAACGCACAGAGGAGAACAATATATCAAAGATGGAACGGTACAGAATGGGAAAGGATTGATAAAGCACAATATGATAAAGAAAAGAAAGAGAAGACTGCTCTAGTAAGAGAACCTTCAACCGATGCAGAAATAAAACCAGAACCTGCTCCACCAGCGATTCCCGTACCCTTACCCACCCAGAGGGCACCTGAAGGATTTCAACAACTCAGATATCCAAGAGAGTCAATACAAAAAGGACAGGATTTCATTAAATTTGATATTCGTGAATATAGGAGAGATAGAAATCTCGTTACTCGTTCTGATGATAATATAGCAGATTTGAATGCAAAACCAATAGGAACCATACTTCTTCCAATTCCTTCACAGATAAGTGATAGTAACATAGCAAACTATGGACCTTCGGGTTTGAATTTCTTGCAGGAAGGTGGTTTAGGGACTGCACAATCTCTCATTGGAGGAAAGGTTGGAGAAGGACTGAATAGAGCACAAGAAACCATCATGGGTGTTGCTGGTAATTCAGAATTGGTGAAAAATTTCTTTGCCATACAGGCAGTTAATGCTTTTGGAGGAAACCTCACTCTCGATCAAATATTGGCAAGAAGTCAAGGACAGATAATTAATCCAAACCAAGAACTGTTGTTCTCTGGACCTGGACTAAGACAATTCAAATTCTCTTTCAAGTTTACACCAAGAGGAAGAACTGAGAGTGGTGATGTTAAAAAGATTATCAAAGCTTTCAAACGAAACATGGCACCAAAGGGTTCGGGTGGTGCATTCTTAGGAACACCAAATGTTTTCCAGATTACATACATGGAGGGCAATCAGGAACACTCATTCTTACATAAATTTAAATTATGTGTTCTTACAAATATGAGTGTTAACTATACCGCTGATGGTGTTCATGCAACATACTATGACGGAACACCAGTCTCGATGCAAATGGATTTATCATTCAATGAACTAACTCCAATTTACAACGAAGATTACAATGAAATTGAAAGTTTCGGTGCAGGAAACAGAGGAGTAGGATTCTAACATGGGATACTTCAGAGAACTACCAAACGTTGAGTATCAATCGTTTCTTGGAGATAGTCTTTCGACTCAAGATTATCTCGTGGTTAAAAATTTATTCAGAAGAAACAAACTGCGTGATGACTTACAGAATGTCTTCACTATCTTCAATAAGTATGAAATTGTAGAGGGTGCAAGACCCGATACTGTTGCAGAAGAAATTTATGGTGATGCCACACTCGATTGGGTTGTGCTCATGACTGCTGGTATCCTAAACGTAAGAGATGAATGGCCTCTATCAAACTATCATCTCTATAACTATGCTGTTGATAAGTATGGAGTAGAGAAACTATCTGACACTCATCACTTTGAAACCAAAGAAATCAAAGACTCGAACGGAAGACTCATTCTCCCTGCAGGAAAGCAAGTCGATGAAGATTTCACTCTCAGATACTATGATGATGGGAATCAATCTAAGAGTGGTAGTGATGTAAGACGAGCAGTTACTAACTATGAATATGAAACAACAAAAAATACTAAAAAGTCATCCATTTTCTTGTTGAAGAAAATATATCTACAACAATTCCTGAATGACATGAGAGAAATTATGACTTATCAGCGCTCTTCGGAATATATCTCAGAAACCTTGATTCGCACTGATAATACCAGAGTTACTTCACCATAATAAATCTAGAGACTTATCAAATACCATTACATATCGATGCTTCCTAGAGCGATCTCTCCATTCGCCTTCTGCATCTCTAATTTTTCCTCTTGAATGCTTTGTTCCATCGGAAAAATAAAAGTCTTTTTTTGCATCCGATAAACCGCAGTACCTAAAATTACAAGCCCGATAGATTGTACCGCTATGACGATCGCTATCAGCATAGGATATAATTGCTTTGACTTCTGTTTCTTTTCTAAGTCTCTTAATCGTCTTTGATACGAACCAAGAAGTGATATTATACTCGCTGGACTGAGTATCGGGGTGGATACAGAGTCTTGAGAGTTCGAAGAGTCCTTGTTGCTCATTTCTTTCTAGTCCGAATGCTCCTTTTGCTATTTCAGGAACAGGAAGTCCAGTAAAGATACAAACTCCCTGTATGCCTCCAATATTTAGAGGAGAAAAGTCGTTATCTTTATACAACCCGTAGTTATAACCAGATTTAAAACCTTTTGATATATCTTTTAAATAATGAAACCGCAGAAGTAACTCTGCGGCTTCGGATTTGCTTACACGGTCTATTGTGTAATCACTTTTCATCTTCTAGTATCAGTCTTCTGCCAGTTTGGCGAAGTAGGAAAGAGTGTCATCGTCATCATCAACCTTTGTAGGAGAAAGACTGTCAAGCTCCTCTTTCATTGATTGAGGAACGGGAGCAGAACTCTGTTGACGGAATTCTTCTTCTTCCTCAATAGTCTCTTGATCTTGGAACTTAGGAGTTCCTTTGACACCAAGAACATAGTCAAGACGCTTCTTCAATTCATCATAAGTCTTGAACTGATCGGAAGCAACGAGTTCTGCAAGAGAAAACTCTTTCTTCCAGATTGCTTCCATCGCATCATCATCGTCCAGGAGTGGAGACTGTGATGCAAACTCAGAAGAATCATAGTTACGATAACCAGCAACGTTCTTTGCCTTCAGTTTGAAGTTAGCACCTTGCCAGAAGTCAAACGGATCGATTGCTTCCTCGTCCTCGAACTCAGGTTGCATAGCGGCAGTCAGTTTGTCGAAGATTTTCTTGCCAAACTTATACAGCATCACTTTACCCTCATTCTGAGGATTAGCAGGATCTTTGACAACATAGACATTTGCCATGTAAGTCAGTTTACGCTTCTGCTTACGTGCTGCTTCTTTACCAGCATCGGTGCCGTTGTTCCACAGCATCGTGTTGTATTCGGAGACAGGATCTTTCTGTCCCAGAGTCGTCAGAGAATTTTCAATATACCAACCACCAGGACCTTGGAATGCATGACTGTAGAGTTTCACGAATGGAAGGTCTTCACCATCGGGTGCAGGCAGGAAACGAATAACGGCATAACCATTACCGCTCTTATCACATTCTAGTTTCCATACACGGTCGTCGCCACTGGCACCACCATTATTATTCATTTTTTCGACTTCCTTAACCAGTTTTGCGGTTAAGTTGCCAAGCTTAGATTGCTTTTTAAGGTCTGCGAAAGACATTTGGATTACCTCGGATTAATTGGATTCGGGGGATTTACTCGGATAGTATAACGAAGTTTTGCTCAGGTGTCAAGAAAGTCTTTGAGCGAATCAATTGTTCTCTTCATACTGTCGAATAACACTTGCATATCAGTCTCTGCTGGGAAACCCATCATTACAACTGATTTGCGAAGATTCTCTTTCATTTCAATCGCTTGTGGATCGTCTGAAAGAGATAATCTAGTATACATGATTCTTTGCTTCTCCAGCAAAGTCTGTAGCATTTCAATATGTTCCAGTTTTGTTTGACGATCCATGCCACCAAAAGTCATTAGACTTCCATAACACTCCTCTTGGAGTGTATTAATCTCCTTCAACTCTTCTTGTATAATTTCGGAATCGAAAAAATCACTCATTTACAATATCTCGTAAAAGTTTTTTATATTGGAACACATCAATATTTATGAACGGACAATACTTTTTCAATTTTAAACTGACGGTTTCCCACACTGGATCGTCTAACTTTTTATCAAAGTCTTTTGAGAAATGGAATATTTTTTCTAAGATTGTTAAGGTTTCTAGAGATAAACTCCCGCTTAGATACTTTTTGAGAATTTTTGGATGTCCTTTCGAGCAGTCGAATAGACTCTCTAATTCGTTCTCCGAGAGCAATTCGTTGCTTTGCTCTTTGAACAAGTAAGTCAAACTCTGCTGTCTTTTCATCCACTCGGCGTAGTTTCTTTCGCCAGAATTGATAATTTCTCCAATCCATAAGTTTTGTGGGTTATCGGCGGAAGAAAAGTTAGATACTAGAAAATCAACGACTTCTTTGTCGGAATACTTACGGGAAGTTTTCTCAAACCAATACTTATCTTTCCTTTTATTGAAAGATGTCAATGAAGCACGGGTTTTTGCCCCATACTTAAAGAAGTCGTATTTTGGATTTGTAAAGTGATTTTTGAGTGACAAATAATGTTGATAAGTTTCAAAGGGGCTCACACTCATAAAGGCAATTTTGCTCTCGAAGTTTTTTTCATAAAATTCAGATTGATAGCATCATTCTTAAGTCTCTCCTTGAGAGGTTTAGAAACTAGCTTCGTCACTGATTCTACATCAAGTTCATTGATTTCACAATAGTGAACAATGGCATCAATGTAATTCAGTTTTTCTTCAGCAACAATTTTTTCAATTTCCAGTGCAAATTTTGATGGTGTCAAAAATTTACTGGCAATTGCTTGCTCTAGTTCTTTATTCGGTTCCATAGAGTTCCAGTTTATCTCTAACAAACTTTCTAATGTATTCTGTAAGAAGTTTGATGTATTTTGATTTGTCTCTTTCTTCATAGACGACGCATTCTCCATTTTCACAAGCCATAATGATTACAAGTTTTTTGACTGATATGCCAGTCAATTCGTACAGCATACAACCATATGCCATGCACTGTACAAAATAGTGTTCGATCCACTCTCGTGGTTTCGGTTTTTTGGACGTTTTAAAGTCAATTATCGCCAGTTCGCCATTGTATTCTGCAATACAATCGACAGTTCCCGCAATCCCTAACTGTTTACTATATAGGGAACCTTCAAGTGCGTATATATTATTTATATTTTTGAGATTGTTTTTAGAGATTTTGAATAAGAAATCTGAAATAGGTTGAACTTTAGGAAGTTCTTCATTTTTCAGGAAGTGTTCGGTAAGAGTGTGCATATCCGTGCCACGACTTGTAGCTTTCTTTGTGATACGATCTGCCTCTTCATTACCAACTTTCTTACGCCAGTTGACAAAAATCTCCTTATTAAAATGACTGGTTACCGAAGTGATGGAAACCAGTCTAAGGAGTTCTTCATCATCAGGAACAGAATAAAATCTTACTCCATCAATAGTCTCCCTCTCAAGTTGAGGAAGATTAATATCAACATGATTAAACATTAAAAACCTGCTTCCATTTTAGCGATAATATATTCTTTGACAAGTCCAGAACGAACAATATCGTCTACTCCAAACTCAATCATACCAAAAGATGGCATTTTACGCAAGATACTAAGAAAGTCATGTATACCATTGCGTTCATTTGCTTTTTGCAAATCAGTCTGTACGGCGTCACCACAGAAGCAAATTTTAGTGTTTTCACCAACACGAGTGATGATAGAATCTAGTTCGTGAAAATTCAAATTTTGAAACTCATCAACAAGGACAATGGCATTATCCAATGTAGTTCCGCGAAGGAATGATGTACTCCAAAACTTAATTGTTTCCTGAGACTTGAGATTACCATAAAGCATCTCAAAGTCTGCATCAGAAGGCATCTGGAACATATACTTCACCATATTCTTATATGGGATTTGGTAGATGTCTGCCTTGTCTTCATGATCTCCAGGAAGAAAACCAATCTCTCTAGTTGCCACAAGAGATCTTACGATAAAGATTCTTTCATAAGGTGTGTTCTCAT